GGGCGCGAGTATTCCCGCAAGATGGGGATCACAACGTATAACGGCAGCCGTCAACAATATCGTGGCGTCATCAATTCCGTCTCTGTCGACGATACATGCGTATTTGAAATCAACGGTGGAAATTGGAAAGCTTTTGCGGAAACCGATTTCTTCATCAACGGCGACTTTGACACAGAAGTAAACCTGGAAGATCTGGATGCGTCCGCAGATTCTTGGCGCATTCGAGCCACGGACTTATTAACGCTGGGCTCCAAGTGGGTGATCGGCAATTGTGTTTGGGTCGTTGAAAAACGCAGTAAGACGCTGTGGAAGCCCGGTGAAAACATGGAGATCACGCTGCGTTGCACGGAAGTGCTCGGCGTGCCTTCGCTTGGACTGACTGGCTATCAAACGCTTGTTGACAACCTTGCTGGTTATGACGGGGACTTCTTCGATAACAGAACCCGCATTGGTCCAGGCTGGTGGAACCTCTGTTCATTTAACGATGCACTGGTGCGTCCAGTAAGGCGTGATGCCCGTGCAATCGAGATTGGCATTCGTTCCCAGGTGTGGAACCTCGCCAGTGGGCTGTGCAACTTTAATGCTGTTCCTACTCCTTACAAGCTTGTCGATTTAGACCAGCGGAATATATCGCTCAACACGCCGCGCATGGAGAAATACTTTGCGCGTACCTCGTGTTTTTCGATCATGGTGCGTCCCGTTGCTGCGTACGGCGAAGAACAAAAACCATGGCGACGTATTCCAAAAGTTTTCGTTGTCACTGGGCAATCGCCAGTCGATCAGTTCAATTACATCCGCATTGAGCCCCAATCCAGCGACTACTTTGAATATCGCCTTGTACCCAGGACTGGGACAGATATTTGGATCAATTCCGATGCCAATGAGCGCTTCGTGCGCCTAAACGCACAGGCAAACAACGAAATTACGCTTTCTCTCAGCAACGCCTACGGAAGCTTTTTAATTACGACAACAGGCGAAGACGACGTCAGAAAAGCCGATGTAGCGTCATGCCGCGAGATGTATTCGCTCCCCGGTGAGCGCAGCACGGTTGCAACAACATCAGGCCCCGGTGGTGTTTCGTTTGTTCGTTCTTGGGGAAGTGGCGGCACCAGCGCAAAAGCAAACTCACTCCAGGCATGGCTCACCGAAGTGTTGGGGCAGGCATACGCCACCAGCAATCGCGAAAAACGTCAGACCGGCGATGTTGTTTTTACTGGAGACGGCAGATCCATAACAGTCACTGTGTCTGCTACGTCTAGGGATGTTGCGGAAAACCCTTTATACATCGAGATCACAGGCTCAAGCTACAACTGGGACAACGTTACCTATGAGGTCACGGATTTTACCGGCAACTGGGCGCGTGGCGACCGCTTTACTTCCACTGTGTCGGCAAGCGGCATAAACGACATCGCAAACCACTGGCGCTATGACAGCATCAGCGTTGAATTTGAAATTCCATTTATAGCTACAACGTATGTTGATTTAGATGGAATCGACATCAGTTCCCGTGAATTTGAGGGCAACACGCAACTTGTCGACGTGAGCCATTACCTGGAACTCACAAAATCCAACGAGAGCGGTCCAGAGCACGAGATCGTTTACGTCAACGAGTTCATCGAAAACAAGTCAATACCTAAATACGACGACTTGTCTATGGTCGGCCTGAGCATCAAGTCTTCTTCCAAGATCTCAGCCATTGGTCAACTTCGGGCGTGGATGCCAAGCGGTATCAGGGTATTCAAGGCGCTGACACTGGATGAAGGTTTTACAAACCGTTTTGCTGAAGTCGTTTATCACCTGCTTACCGACAAAACTCAAGGCGTCGGCAATACCGTTCCTGCTGAACTTGTAGATCTGGAGTCACTGCAAACCACAGCCCTGTTCCAGCGCGAAAACAAAATTTTCTTTGATGGCGTACTAGAGGACGTGCAGAACATCCGTTCATTTATTTACGAAAACGCAGCACTACACCTGTGCAACTTCACGATCAAGAACGGGCGTTTTGGCCTGATGCCTGCGGTTCCTTATGAGACCTCTGGCGAGATCAGCGCACGACCTATTACCGTGGCGCAGATTTTCACTGCAGGCAACATCATTGCGGACACCCTGCAGCTCAACTACATCGACGCTGCTCAACGCACTAATTTCCGTGCGGTAGTGATGTGGCGGGTCACGACACCAAATGACTTGCCAACACAGGCGTCGGCAATTGTGAACTGGGCTGATCTGCCTGTGAACGATCGCACCACAACACAGCAGACGTTCGACCTTACTGATTTCTGCACTAACCGTGAGCAAGCCTTGTTGACCGCACGGTTCCTAATGAGTATCCGCCGCCGTGTAACTCACACAATCAGTTTCAAAACTACTCCTGCTGGACTTGCTATTGAGCCCGGCGCTTACATCCGCGTGATTACTGAATCCACAAGCTATTCAGCCAACAACAACGGTGTCATCACAGACGCTGGAACCTTGGTGGCAGTCAGCACCGTCGAGAATGGCACATATTCCGCTTTGGTTTACAACCCGACCACATCAGAGGTAATTGAGCGGCAAATCACTGTGTCTGGTGGCAGCGTTTCCGACTCGTCCCTGTACGGAACTATTTTCACATTGCTGAGCACTAAAGTCAGCAAGGGCGTTTATCAAATCGACCAGATCACCCTCGACAAAGACGGACTAGCCGATATTTCTGCCGTGCATGTACCTGTGGACGCTGAAGGCGCAAGTATCGTGGTGCAAGACATCTTGACTCCAGATCGGTTCACCCTTACGGAATAATGACCTTCCCCGAACTGGCACCAACTTCCCGCAACTTCGACCCAGGTGACTGGCCGAGCAAGAGGTTTTCTTCGCAATCGGGCGCGGAGATCAGGATTTTGTACGGCTCTCAGCGCGTCAACGCCAAGCTAGAGCTGAACTACGACAACATCACAGATACAGAAGCCGAGGGATTCCTGACCGATTACGACGACCAGCTTGGGACTTTACGCACCTTCACTTTGCCGGCGGGCGTCACAACTGGTACATCTGTGAGCATGGCAGCACCGCCTCAAACGAAATGGCGTTATAACTCCGCACCGGCTGTGACATCAGTGCGTCCTGGCATTAGCTCCGTTAAAGTGTCACTGGTGGCTGTTGCTTAACGTGTAGACATGGCCAAGGTTTATACCGGACGCGACGGTCGCCTCCTAATTGACGGGGTGGAACAGATCAAGGTGACCAACTGGTCTATGACCGGAAATCTTGAAATGCTGGAAACCACCAGTTTGGGTGAATCCCAGCGCACTTACACGCCGGGGGTCCAAGAGTTCAACGGTAGTGCCACGCTTTTGTACTACAACGACGGCTCAAATCGCAACGACGCCGCCACCGCATTGAAAAAGGTGCTGCGAATCAGTGGCGTTAGCGATGGCGACACCGTGGACATGCGTTTGCGACTGGTAGAGGGCAGCACCAATCACGATGTACGACTGGCGGCTTACGTCAGCAGTGTCAGCTTTGGTGCCGCCGTTGGCGAAGTCAGCTCGGCGCAGATTACCTTCCAGGGCACTGGTGCATTGACGGAGGTCACGATCTAGTGGGCGTCTATCTCGGCAATGTCGGCAATGTTGAAATTAAGCGTCGCACTATTGAGGGCGCACTGGAGAGTGTCGTCAATCCAAGTGATGTAAACGCAGGCCGTGATCGGTTTAGCTTTGATTTCGATGAAAACGCGCTAATTAGTGGCGATCTGGTTGAGATAAAAACAACCGACGGAACCGATCTTGACTTTGTAGATGCAAGTGGTTGGACCGATGGGGTCGTTCATCCCGACGGTGCTTGGTACATTTTTATTGACGAAATTGGCGGCATCAGGCTTTACGACAACTTTGACAACAGCCTGGAAGGCAGCACTGCCGGTTTGATTTCGCTTGCCGCCATAGCCCGCGACATCCCAATTGCCGTCACAGTGCAGAGCAGGGACAGCAGGCTAATCGCATCAATTACCGACTACGAGTTAAACACCAATCGAGAAACCGTCGACATCACATCTCTCAGCGATCAGCATCGACAGCAATACAGCAGCTTGATCAGTGGGTCTGGTCGTCTGACCGCCCAGTGGGACTACATAAATCAGATCGGGAAAGAGCCTGTCAACTACTTAATGCAGCTGGTGTTGCGAACCGAGATTGGCTCTATGTTTAGCGCCAAGTTTTACATCAAGAGTGCGGATACGGATGCAGCAGGCGGTTCGTTTTCCGCGACTCAATTCAACGACTCGCTTTGGTGGGAGTTTGACGCTCTAGTCACGAACAGTGCAACCAGCTTCGCGCCAGGCGACATCGTGATTTCAACCATCGACTTTGCGGCAACTGGTCCAATCAGGTTGCGGGCACGAACGACAGCAGAACGCCGCTTATTGCAAGAGGATGGCGATCCAATCCTGCTTGAGCAGGGCGGTTACCTGCTGTTAGAGGGCGATGAGGATGGGTAAGATGATGGCATTAGTCGGTATGTAAACCAGTGGCAGACCTTCGGATTAGCGAACTAGCGGCGCTTGCTAGCGCTGATCTTGCCACCGGCGATTTCCTTGCGGTTGCTGATATTAGTGCCAGTGAAAGCAAAAAGATCACTGTCACAAATTTTATCGACAAGG